ATGCACGATTAGAGTTTGAAGCTGACGCATTTCCAAATGGTGAGCCAAACATTACAGCAATCGTCAAAGGCAAAAAGGTATATGATCCGCGCACATCAACAACTGCGTGGTCAGATAATGCCGCGCTGTGTTTTCGCGATTACCTTACAAGCGATTATGGCCTAAATTCACCGGCTGATGAAATTGATGACGCGCTGACGATTACAGCCGCAAATATCTGTGATGAAAATGTATCGTTGGCAGTCGGTGGCACAGAAAAGCGATACACCACCAACGGCGCATTTTCTACTGGTGTTAAACCGGCTGATGCTATCGACAGCCTATTGCGTCCAATGGGCGGGATGCTGTGGTATGCACAGGGCAAATGGCGGGCAAAGGCAGCGGCCTATGTCACGCCAACGCTGACGTTTGACGAAGATGATTTGCGAAGCACGTTGCAGATCAACACGCGGCATTCACGGCGTGACAACTTTAACATCGTGCGAGGTACGTTTCGCGGTTCCGAAAGCAACTGGCAATTCAGCGATTTCCCAGAAATCAAAAGCAACACGTTCATTCAAGTCGATAACGGGCAAGAAAGTGCAATGGATTTGGAATTGGGAATGGTGTCATCTGCGGCCACAGCGCAGCGGATTGCTAAAATTGCACTATATCAAAACCGCGAACAGCTAACATTATCAGCCAGCTTTGGCTTGCGTGCTTTTCAATTGCAAGTCGGTGATGTGATCTTGTTCAATAATAGCCGCGCTGGTTTTGTTGATAAGCCGTTTGAAGTGCTATCGTGGACATTTGCACCGGACGGAAATGGTGCGCTTGAAGTCAAGATGACACTGCGCGAAACGTCTGCGGCAGTCTATAGCTGGGCAACTGAAGAAAACGCATTTGAAACAAATAATACAACGCTTGCTGACCCGTTTGATGTTCCGGCCATTGGTCTGAACATTAGCAGCGAAGCGCGGGTGATTAACGAGCATCTAACAAATGTTATAATTGCAGAAGTCACATCGGCATCGCCAGAACGCATAGACAACATTGAGGTTCAATATCGCAAGGTCGGTGAAACAGTTTATTCCACTGGTCACGTTGGCGATCTTGGTCGCGTTGAAATTCTTGACGTTGAAGACAGTGACTATGATATCCGCGCAAGGGCGATTAACACATTTGGCATCAAGGGTGAGTTTACAACGCGGCAAGGCGTTACTGTGCAAGGCTTGGCCGATCCACCGGCTGACATTACCGGATTTATTGGCAGCGTGACGGCTGGCGGTCTGCATTTGGAGTGGGAGCCAGTGCCAGACCTTGACTTATCATTTTACCGAATTCGCTATAGCAGCCAGACAACCGGCGCGACATTTGCCAACAGCACCACAGCAATCAATAAGGTCGCACGCCCCGCTAACAGCGTCACAGTGCCGCCGCGTGCTGGCACATATATGATTAAAGCATATGACAAATCGGGCAACGCTAGCGTCAATTATACCAGTTTGGTTATCAGCCAAAATGATTTGCGCGTCTTTGCAAATACGCTAACGCAGACAGAAGACCCATCGTTCAGCGGCAGCAAGACCGGATGCTCTGTTATTTCCGGTGATCTGCGTATCACAAGCCCAGCAACCGCACCAACCACAGCAACATATGATTTTAGCAATTACATCGACACAGGATCGGTCAACTTGTGCGAAGTGACAATGCCAATGGACGTTGTGCGGATCGACAATAGTGCGCCTTTGTGGGATACTATCGCTGGCAATTGGGATAGTTTTGCTGGCAATTGGGATGACTGGACAGGATCGGTGCAGTTTACCGACACAAATGTTTTGCAATATATTTCGATCACTGATGATGATCCGGCTGGATCGCCAACTTGGTCGGCATATAAGCAGTTTAAAACTGGTGACTTCTCAGGGCGGGCATTTAGGTTTAGAATAGAGCTGCAATCGACCAGCGATGATGTGACGCCAAGCATTGACGAATTGGCAGCAAAAGTTAGGTATGGGTAATGGCTAATCACGATTATGTAATTGACAACCAATCGGCACCATCTGCGCGGTCAGATATTAACAACGTGCTGCAAGCGATTGTGACCAATAACAGCGGAACATCTGCGCCGTCTGTGACTTACGCTGGTATGTGGTGGCTGGATACCACAAACAATTATCTAAAACTGCGCGACAAGGACAATGCTGATTGGGTGATTGTTGGCGAGTTGGATGTGACTAATGACCGCTGGAAGCTGATCAGCGACAGCCTAAAAGCTGCATCTGCTGGCGGCATTGACGTTCTCAATAGCAGCGGCACAAAGATCATTGATTTGCAAGTGGCATCACAAGCCACAGCCGAAGCTGGAACCAATAACACCGAATTGATGACGCCATTACGCACAGCACAAGCTATCGCTGAAAATGCGGTATCTTATCCGCAAGTCATTACAACGCTGACCAGCGGCACAAGCTACACGATCCCATCCGGCGCGCAGGCTGTCTTGATCAAAGCGTCTGGCGGTGGTGGCGGTGGTTCTGTTCACGCCAATCCTGCAACCGGCGGTCTTGGCCTTAACAGCGTTACTGAGGGCGGCGATGGCGGCACAACAACGGTTAGCAACGGCACGCTGGGTATTGCTATCACTGCGGCTGGTGGTCCGCACGGCACTAACTTTGGGAGTAATACTTCAAATTGGTTTACGAATGTAGGCTCATCATCGGCAGGCGGCGATATTTTTTATAATGCTGGTGCATCTGGTGGCCGCACAATGACAAACAACTTTGACGGCGGGCGTGAAGATGGCGGAAATGGTGTGCTGGTGCAGAAATATGTCACTGGTGCAACGGTTGGCGGTCAAGTTTTGTCCTATTCCATAGGTGCTGGCGGTACTGCCACAACTAACGGCGGCAGCATTCAGCCCGAAGCCGGACGCGCCGGTTATATTGAACTCTGGATTTGGTAGGTAAAAATGGCCGATAAAAAAATATCCGAATTAGTATCTATCACCGGCAGCGCAACGGCGGCTGATGACTATTTTGTGGTGGTCGATACATCTGGCGCAGTTACCCATAAGATCAGCCGCGAAGAATTGAACAACGCGATTGAACAGGATGTGCTGTCATCTATAGAAATTACCGACATTACCAACGATGTAAATGTGCAAGGCACTGTCACGGCTGATGGGCTGACGGTTGAGGCAGATGGCACTCATATTTACCTAAAGCAAACGAATGGTGATTTTGGTCATCAATTTCGACAAGCCAACGATGGTGGCGCATTACAAATCGGTCGCAATGTAAATGGAACTTTTACAGAAGCAATGCGCGTCTCCGGCGGCAACGTGGGCATTGGGGCAAGTGCGGTTGCAGCAAATACGAAACTTCACGTTAAGGCTGGTACAAATCTTAACTTTGAAGTTGAAAACGCTAGCAGCACTTTGCGGCTGTCTGCATTGAATGATGCTCGTTCAGCAAACATACCAATGCAGTTTGCGTCTTCTTCTTTTCAATTTATCAGCGGTAACGTGGGCATTGGAAACACCATACCAAGTAGCTTCTACAGTCTAGCTGATAACCTTGTGGTCGGTACAGGTTCTGGTGGAAATGGAATAACCATTTACTCTGGTTCTGCTGACAGTGGTTACATAGGGTTTAACGATACTGCATCAGCAAGTATGCAAGGCTTTATTCAATATAATCATAACGGCGATTATATGGCTTTTGCGCCAAATGGCACAGAAAAGATGCGCATCACTGCAGGCGGCAATGTGGGCATTGGGACGAGTTCGCCAGCAAGTCCAACAGGATTTGGTACTGGCGGTATTTTGCATCTAAAGGGAAGCACAGGTAATGATGCCTCTATTGTTTTAGAAGGTCTTTCAGGCTCTGGTGGTCGTCAAGAAATAGGTGTTTCTAGTGGTGCTTTGCAGTTCTATCGTGGAGCCGCAACTGGGTCTATGACGGAAAGTATCCGCATCACATCAGCAGGCGACTTGCTGGCGGGCAAGACGAGTACAAGCATTAACACAGCAGGTTCTCGCTTAATTGGTGGCGGTGCTGGCGCACAGTTTACGGCAGATGGAACAGAAGCTCTTGCATTAAATCGGCTCACAAGTGACGGCGATTTGATTTGGCTTGGAAAAGCAGGCTCCAAGGTGGGTAGTATTGGGGTTGCTTCTACGGATAACTTTTATTTCGCAGCGGCAGATGGTGCGGGACTAAAAGTAGATAGTGACCTATCTTCTGGGGTCACACCGTGTAACTCATCTGGCGCAGACCTAGACGCAAGCATAAATATAGGCCACGCATCAGCACGTTGGAACAACCTCTACCTATCCGGCGGTGTCTACTTGGGCGGCACTGGTTCGGCTAATTATCTGGATGACTATGAGGAGGGTACTTGGAATGTAACCATAGTTAACGGCGGTTTAACACCTAGCGTAACCAGTGCTTCGTATACAAAAATAGGAAACAGGGTGTTTTTAAGCTGCCATTTAGTAGTCCCAACAAATAGTGAAAGTCTGTATATGGCTTTAGGGGGTCTTCCATTTTCCACAAGCGGCGATAGTGGTGGTTCACTAGGTTACACAACAGCCACAACATCTGGCTCTATCGGGTTGTTAGTTCAAAGCAGCACTATTTACTTTTACAAAGACGGAACACCTTACGCCACATCTGAATTTAGTAATAAACAACTAAGATTATCAGCACAATATAGAACAGTTTAGTAATAACCCTATTGGATATAGGGTAGTCAGTCCAACCATCACAGGAGATAAACGATGGCACTTACAGAAGAAACAATCCAAGACAAAATCGAAATCGTGGGCGACTACAAGCACGTCCAAGTACGCACCGCAACGGTCATCAAGCGTGATGGCGTTGAGATTAGCCGTGGCTTTTCACGGCACGTTGTAGCCCCTGACATTTCGGCTACTGACCTAGCTAATGAAAGCACAGAGGTGCAAGCTATCTGTACAGCGATACACACACAGGCAGTCAAAGATGCGTATGCAGCACATCTGGCGGCACAAGCTGCTGAATTAGGAGGCGAATAATGGCTAACACATACAACTGGGCGTTTAACTTTGACGTCTGCAATCACGAGCAAAACGGCCACGCCGACTGCATCCAAACTATTCACTGGCGCGTAACAGCCACCAGTGACAGCGTTACAAATGCGGAGGGTCAGCCGCTTTCTGTGTCTGCATACGGCACAGCCGGTTTGACAACGCCAGAAGCAGATGATGCTGACTATGTGGCTTTTGACGACATCACACCGGATTGGGCTAAAGCGAAAACTTTAGAGAGCTTGGGCAAGACAGAAGCCGAAATGCAGGGTATATTAGACGAGCAACTTGCGGCATTGGCATCACCGCCAACGCGCCAAGCAGTACCGGCAGGATGGTAAAATGAACGAAGAAAACAAAGTCATAATTGACGTTGCGGCTGGCACAGGCACATTTGCTGCGTGGGTCGGTATGATGCCGGACATTGTGGCCTTGTTTACTGGCCTATGGGTGTTGATCCGCATTTGGGAAACCGACACAGTTAAGTTTTTAACTGGCCGAAAAGACGATGTTTAAAGCAATCGTATTGGCTTGCGTTATAGGCGCACCAACAGATTGCATAGAATTTCATTCGATTATTTACAGCGAAACAAAACAGATTTGCAAAACTCGCGCATTGGAAATGTCGCGTGATATTGGGGAGCTTGTTAATTTGATGCCGATGAAGTGGCGGTGTCAGCCTTTAAAAGAAGGGCAGCTTGCCAATGGAACCGATTTCAACCGCGTTGGCGGGTATCTCGCTGGTTAAAGCCAGCGTAGATTTCATAAAAACCCACATAAACACCGCCAAAGATATTGGCGAGATCGCCGGTCAGATAGATGCACTGTTTACCGGCCAAAAACAGGTGCAGCAAGCCAGCAACAAGAAATCCGGCGTTGGATTAGCCGACCAGTTTGGCGTGCAGTCTGTTGCAAAGGAAATGATTGACGCAAAGCTGGCTGCGGAGCAAATCGCAGAAGTTGCGCGGATGGTTGATTTCCGGTTCGGTCACGGCACTTGGGCTGCGATATTGGCAGAACGTGCAAAACGGCTGCAAGAAGCCAAAGAAGCGCGGGCTAGGGCGAGAAAGCTGGAACAGCAACGCCAGCAAGAGATGATAGAAAATTTCAAATTTGGGGCTATTGTTATTGGTTGCATTGTGGTTATCATTGGGCTGTTTTTGGCTGTAATGATAGAAGCGGCATCTGCTATTGTTAAATAGTGCCACCACAACGGGATTGATTGGAGAACATATTGCTTTGTGTTCGATATTGTCTATGGGCTGGAAAGCAACACATTGCCCGATGGATAGAATTGATGTGCTGGCATTCCTTGATCAGACTTTTTTACGCATACAAGTCAAGACTGCTAGTTTATTGGGTAATAAAGATGGTCGATCTCCGCGTCACCATTTTCAAATGGGTCACGGTTGCAAAACGAAACATTTGCCAAAGAAGGAAGATTATGATGTTTTGTGCCTTGTTTCACCCGATGCCAGAAGGTGCTTGTTCTTGCCGGTTACGTCAGTACGGCAATACAGTATGCGCTTGTCGCCAACGCGCTTCACAGAAGATGCGGAACGCGATAGCTGGGCTAAAACGCTGGCTGTTGTTTTGGAGATGAGAAAATGAATATGGATCAACTTCGCGAAGAAATAGCAAGCGATGAGGGCGTGCGGCTAGATATATATTTGGACATACACGGTCTGCCCACCGTTGGCATCGGGCATTTAATCCGCGAAGCTGATGCGGAACACGGCAAACCTGTCGGCACGCAGATCACACCGGAACGCTGTCGCCAGCTATTTGCGCTTGATATTGCGGTCACTGTGGAAGATTGCCGCGCCTTGTTTGAAAACTGGGATGATTTGCCGGAAGAATGCCAGCTAATTTTAGCCAATATGGCCTTCAACCTAGGCAGGAGCCGGTTGGGTCGGTTCTTAAAGTTGCGTGCGGCCATAGCTAATTATGATTATGATGAGGCTGCAACCCAGATGGCAGACAGCAAGTGGGCAAGGCAAGTGCCAAATCGCGCTGGACGGTTAATTGATAGAATGAGGGCAATCGAATGTTAGCAGTATTGGGCAAGATATTAGGGTCAGATAGCGTTATCAGCCAAGGTATGAAGCTGATTGACGATATGCACACTAGCACCGAAGAAGAAATTGCGGCTAAAAGCAAGGCCAAGATTGATCTGATGGGTGCATATGCACCGTTCAAGATCGCACAGCGTTATCTTGCATTGATGTTTGGGGCGACTTTTCTGGGCAGTTATGTGATCGTTTTGTCGATGACAATAAGCGGTCAAGGCGACCCAGATGCAGTCACAAAGGTGATGGAACAATTCAGCATTAACTACGCGATGCTGATCATTTTGGGCTTTTATTTTGGTGGTGGTGTTGTCGATAGCATCAAGGCAAAAAAGTAAAGCGACCGAAGCCGCTAAACTTGATATCTGCGGCCACGTTTCTTGAACTGACCTTTGACGACTGGTCTGATGACGCTGGTGCGAAGACTGCGGTTGCTATATTTGCGGCCAAGTGCATCGCTTTCTTTTTCAACGGTCAATATTTTTAGCGCGTCAAGAATTTCCTGTTTTGTTGGCACCATCAATCAAGCCTCCAAACCCGCCACCCGTCATTCATTTTGCGGGTGGTATATTTTAGGCCACGATACCGCAGCGCATCACGCAGCGACATTGCCTTTTCATAGGTGTCGCAAAGCACGCTATCACCAATTTCCATATCATTGATGATTTCAATCTTGCTGCGACCCGCTGGTGGAACCGGCACGTTCTTTTCGATTTGCATTTAATATATCCAATCTTTCCCGAAAGCATCCAAGATGCAGTGTTTGTTTGCCGCCATCAACGATCCAATCTGGGTCACTGAGGCGCAGGGTCTTGTCGCACCATACGCACCGACCCAAAGCATTCGAGGCCGGTGCATAGGTTATTTTCTTTTTAGAACGGGATCGCATCTTCTAAAGGCTGCATTTTTTCGGCGCGTGGCGCATCCTGTTCTTTTGGTGGCATTGGATCGCTGATCGAGGCTGACATATATTTGTTGCCAGCCGCGCTTTCGCGTATCCACAACGCAATGCGTTTTTCAACGCCATCGACATTGATCTTGCCAGTGTAGTCCGGCTGGTTTTCGGCGGTCTTGTCGTTGTTCTTAAAGATCGCGCCGCGATTGGTGTTATCATATTCAGTCATTTTGCACTTCTTCCTTCCGTTTACTAAACATTGCAATTTGATCGGCTGGTGCTTTTATGCCGCTGGCACCATACAGCTTTGTGTAAAGCGCGTTTACATCACGCACACTTTTACACGCATCTAATTTTTCAGCTAAAACATCGTTGGAGGCGGCACCGACTGCCGGAGTGGATGCGACAGCCGGTGCCTTTGGTTTAGGCTGCGAACGGGAGGGAAACGCGCCACCACCGCTGGCAAGATTACCATCATCATCATTGCTATTCAATCCGAACATCGTCAACAAACTTGCCCTGCGGAAATATGTCACGCAGCTAATGAATGACTGCGGCGTGTCTTTTTCTGGGCTGATCTGCAAAAAGCTACTGATCTTTTCGCCAGTCTCCAAATGCAC